TGTAGAATTATTATGGGCAGGTAGTGGAACAAGTGCTGCTAACGCAACGATAGGATTTTTCTCAGGCACAGGTTTTCATGATTACTTTGTTGCTGGTAATAGTATACCTAATAACGCAACACTAACAGCAAACACATCTCCAGCAGGTGATATATTATTATCAACAAAAGGTTTTGTGTCGGGAGATAACTATACAATAATCTTAGAAATAAGATAATTAAAAAAAGAAGGTGGAGAAATGAAACTAATTACAGAAACAATCGAAGATGTCCAAGTCTTGACCGAAGAAAGAAACGGCAAGAAAGATTACAAAATTAAGGGTGTCTTTATGCAGGCGGATATCAAGAACCGTAATGGTCGAATTTATCCTGTCGAAACTCTAGCAAGAGAAGTAAAAAGATATACAAAAGAGTTTATAGATAAGAAAAGAGCTTTTGGTGAGTTAGGACATCCTGACGGACCAACTGTGAATCTCGAAAGAGTTTCACACATGATTACTAGTTTAGAACCTGAAGGTAAAAACTTCATTGGTGAAGCGAAAGTCATGGATACACCATATGGTAAAATTGTCAAGAATCTTATTGACGAGGGTGCTGTATTAGGTGTGTCATCAAGAGGTATGGGGTCTATCAATCAACAGGGCGGAAGAAACTTTGTTGGTAAAGACTTTTATCTCGCAACTGCAGCTGATATAGTTGCAGACCCCTCAGCGCCTGACGCTTTCGTAGAAGGCATTATGGAAGGCAAAGAGTGGGTGTGGGACAACGGCATACTGAAAAGTATGGAAGTTGAACAATATAAAGAAGAAATCGAAAAAACTAAACGAGAAGAATTAGCGGAAGTTAAAGCAGATATCTTCAAAGACTTCATCAAGAAATTATAAACCTACGCAGCTTTGTTGAAAAGCGTAGGGTTTAAGATGGTAGTTTGTATAAATAATAGTAAGAAAAAAAATTAATTAATTTTTAATAAGGAGAGACCGAATGTCTGAAACCGAAGTAAAAAAAGAAGTAGAGGCAGTTGAAGAGCAGAAGTCTGTGGTAAACAAAGACGCTGTTGCAGCTGAACCTACTCACCTTAAAAATGACGCTGAGGATTTGGGTAAGGCAGTAGTTAAACCTACTGATCCTGATGGCCAAACAGCTGCGGACAAGGTAAAAAAAGTATCAGACCAGGTTAATAAAGACGCAAAGGATGGATCTTTACCAAAAGATCATAAACCTGCGGGCATGAAAGAAGAAGAAGCTGAAATCGAAGGCGAAGAAATTGCTGAAGATAAGGAAGAATCTACTGAAATGAATATTGACCTATCTGATGATGTTAAAGCATTAGTTTCAACAGACGCAGACCTTTCTGAAGAATTTAAAGAAAAGGCTGCAACAATCTTTGAGACTGCTGTTAAGACAAGAATACAAGAACAGGTTAAAGTAATTGAGGCTCAGTATGAGAAAAAACTTTCAGAAGAAACTGAAACAATAAAAGAAGCGATGACTGAAAAAGTTGATTCGTATCTAAACTATGTTGTTGAAGAATGGATGAAAGAAAATGAACTCGCAGTAGAAAGAGGTATTCGTACCGAGATCGCTGAAGATTTCATTACTGGTCTTAAATCTTTATTCAAAGAACATTATATTGATGTTCCAGAAGAAAAGTATAACGTACTTGACGACTTAACAAATCAAACAAAAGACTTAGAATCAAAACTTAACGAACAGATTGAAAAGAATGTAAATCTAACTAAGGAAGTTTCTGATCTACAAAAGAGAGAAACAATCGCTGAAGTATCTGAAGATTTAACAGATACAGAAACAGAGAAGTTTATCTCTATGGCTGAGAATGTTGAGTTCGATAGTGCTGAAAAGTTTAAGGAAAAATTAGAGACTATTAAAGAATCTTATTTCCCTAAAACAAAATCAGAAGTAGCAGAAGAAAATTCTGTTGATTCTGTGGCGGCGAATGAACCTGCTGTAGAAGCAAGTTCGGATGCTATGGCTGCATATACAGCCGCAATATCTAAAAACCTTAAGGCTTTAAAGGCTTAATGTTTTTTAACAATTAGTAAATATAGGAGAGATAAAAATGTATCTTACTGAAAACTTACAGGAAAAGTGGCAGCCAGTCCTAGAACATCCAGATTTGCCAAAAATCGAAGATGCTTATAAAAGAGCTGTAACTACTGTGATTTTAGAAAACCAAGAGAAATCAGTTAGGGAAGACCGAAGCTTTATGGCTGAGGCTGCACCTGCAAACGCAACTGGTTCTTCTGTGGATAACTTTGATCCAGTATTAATTTCGTTAGTCAGAAGAGCTATGCCAAATCTTATCGCATACGATATTTGTGGCGTACAACCAATGACTGGTCCAACAGGCTTAATCTTTGCTATGAAGTCAAGATTTGGTTCACAAGCTGGTGCAGAAGCACTATTTGATGAAGCAGACACAGATTTCTCAGCTAGAGATGCTGCTGGCGACACAGGATCACCTGACGCACAATCAGGTACTAACCCTGCAACACTAAACGATTCACCATCTGCTGGAACTTACACAACTGGTTCTGGTATGACTACTGCTCAGGCAGAAACACTTGGTGATGGTTCTGATGAGTTTGCTGAAATGGCATTCTCAATCGACAAGGTAACTGTTACTGCAAAATCTAGAGCTCTAAAAGCAGAGTACACTATGGAACTTGCTCAAGACTTAAAAGCAATCCACGGTCTAGACGCTGAAACAGAACTTGCGAACATCCTTTCAAGTGAAATCTTATCTGAGATCAACAGAGAAGTAGTTAGAACTATTTACTCACACGCTAAAGCGGGTGCTCAAGTAAATACAACAACTGCTGGTATCTTTGACTTAGATACAGATTCAAATGGTCGTTGGTCAGTTGAGAAATTCAAAGGGTTAATGTATCAATTAGAGAGAGACGCTAACGCTATCGGTCAACAAACTCGTAGAGGTAAAGGAAATATCATTCTATGTTCAGCTGATGTTGCTTCTGCTTTACAAATGGCTGGTGTTTTAGATTACGCTCCTGCATTGAACACAAACTTAAATGTAGATGACACAGGTAACACTTTCGCAGGTGTTCTTAACGGTAAATTTAGAGTGTATGTTGACCCATATGCTGCTAATGTTGCTGCTAGTCAATACTATGTAATCGGTTACAAAGGAACTTCACCTTACGATTCTGGTTTATTCTACTGCCCATATGTTCCACTACAAATGGTGAGAGCAGTTGGTCAGAACAGTTTCCAACCAAAAATTGGATTCAAAACTAGATACGGAATGGTTCAAAATCCTTTTGCTACATCAAACGGAACTGGTGCTCTTGATAACTCAGGCGCAGTTGCTGCTGGTGAACAAAACCTATACTACAGACGAGTTAAAGTTACAAACATTATGTAATTTCGATTCCTCTCGGAAAATTAAAAAGGGGCTTCGGCCCCTTTTTTTTAGCCTTTTTTTTCTCTTATAAATAGTAGTATGACAACAACAAATATAATCAATAGAGAACCGTCTAAAAGAGATTATGCAAGTCCTGTACAGTTTAGATTTAAAATAACTAAACTACCATTAGTAGAGTTTTTTATACAAAGTGCAAACATACCAGGCATATCTTTAGGTTCAGCACAACAAAATACACCTCTGTATGATATACCAATACCAGGTGATAAAATCACATATTCTTCTTTAGACTTATCATTTATTGTTGATGAAAATTTAAATAATTACAAAGAGATTCACGATTGGTTATTAGGTCTAGGTTTTCCTAATAATCATACACAGTTTGCTGATTTGCAAACAACAGGATCAGATAGATTTCCTGGTTCTACAAAAGACACAGCGACTATTGGTAGACAACCTAGAGCACCTCTTGCTGAAGGCGGCACATATTCAGACGCCACACTAACAGTTTTAAATAGTAAAAATATAGCAAAGACAGAAATAAGATTTCAAAATGTTTATCCTACATCTTTATCTAGTTTAAGTTATGATGTAAGACAAACAGATATTGATTACATACAAGCTAATGTAAGTTTTCAATATATGAATTATGATATAGTACAAATATCTACTACATAGTAGTAAAAATATAGGATGATATATAATGACAAAAGCATTTTGTTTTGGCAACGGCAACTCTCGTAAAGGTCTAAATCTAGACTATTTTAAAAAACATGGCACAGTAATAGGCTGTAATGCAGTCTATCGTGATTTTACACCAGATATTGTTGTAGGATTAGATTCAAGAATAGGTCATGAGATATATCGTTCAGGTTATGCACATAAACACACTTGTTATTTAGGATATTGGACACCTGTGCCAATATTTGTTGCAAAAGAAATGTTAAAGACGATGGCAGACAAAACTGATATAGTGTGGAATGATAGTGAACAAGTTGTTTATCACGGTGCCGATGGAGTGTTTACTCTCACAAAAGGTCATAATTTAGGCATAACTTACATCACAGGTGTTAAACATCCAGACAAAGTAAAAGATATAGAACCAGATGTAGATGGTTTTGCATATGCAACAGGTTCAAGAAGCATTCATCTTGCGTGTGAGTTAGGTGCCAAAGAAGTTTATATTATTGGTCATGACTTATATAGTTTAAATGATAAAATAAACAATGTATATGCTGGCACAAATTGTTATGCTGATAAAGATGCCGATTATGCAAGACCTAATAATCCTGATGAAACATTTAATTGGATACTTCAACATAAAAATACATTTAATAAATTTAAAGATGTTCATTTTTATAAAGTAAATCTAAACACTATTGGCACATCAGCAATAGATTGTGAAATAGACGAATGGAAAGATTGTGCTAATCTTACTTACATAACCCAAAAAGAAA